GTTGTAACCCTCAACCGTCTGGTTCTCGTTGATAGCCTGTCCGTAGAACACCGAGTTGAGGAACTTGCGGCGATAGCGGGCAAACTGCTGCTTGTTCTGCTCGGCAAGAGGCAGATTAGCAAAAACGGTCTGGTAGTCGTTAATCTCGCCGCCGATGACCCGCTTGAGGGTATCCGCATACACGTCGTTGTAATACTGGGTATAGCGAGAAACCTGCTGCCAATCGACGATCAAAGACGCGCTAAGATCCGACGCCTGGTTCTGGGCGTATGCCTCTTGGTCGTGAACCGAGTTGACGCCCGAATGGATATATCCGTGGTCCGGCTGATAAACACCCTTCTGACCAGCAGAATATCCACCCCAAGTTGCGTCCGTGATACAGGGGGCGACGGTGACGGTTGCATTGTCGGCGTCCACATCAACAGCGTTGATGACCTTGAAGGCCGTCAGGCGGGTGTCGCGGTCAAGACCGACGGTACCGGTCTTGTTGACGTACTCGACGTAGATGTAGTCGCCCTTCAGGAACATACGGGCGAGGTAGCTGTACTTCGCGCTACCAATGAAAGTAGCACCCCACTTCACACTGAACTTGACGTTCAGGTTCCAGGAAGAAGTCGGAAAGACGATGCCGTTGACCGTGCTACCTGCATTCGGGCTGACCACCCCGGCAGTGACCACGAAGTCATCGGCAGGGAGATTGGCCTTCCTCTTACGGTAGGTGTACGGGAGAATGATAGACTGCGCACCCGGGAGTTTTTTCTCCATGAGGGCGCTCTTATCCACCTCCTTGATGCGGCTCAGGAGAAGCTCATCGAGAGGCTTCGCCACGATGCCAACAGCATAAGATTCAGCAGCTTCCGCCAAGAGGCGGGCCTCGCTATAAGCCGTCGTTGCCATGTTCTGGAAACGGTCGGGAGTAAGGCCAGTAAAGGTGGCCTTCGTGAGATTAGAAGAACCGTCGGGAATGTTTACCAAACGGACTTTTGTGAGTAGATCGCCCATGATAGTTTGTTGTTAGCGGTTGCTACCCAGTATTATTCCATAACAAAAATCCCGTGGGGGATAATTCCCACGGGATCTCAAGGAAAAGTTACTTGAAAGTATTCAGTAACAAATATGTGCTATTAAAAGCCTAACACCCCAAGAAGTGTATTCTTGGACTTTACCCCGGAAGATGGTCCTCCTGAAGGAGTTGCCGCGCCACTTCGAGGGGACGCTTCAGGAACTTCAGGCGTTTTCCCCGCTCCACTAAGTGTAGAAACACGCTTTTTCTTGGCTTCTCCGAGACGATCCAGCTCTTGGTATCGAGCCGAAATTCTATCGTTCGCCTCCCTACGGGCTGCGTATTTGATGAGCGTCAGAACGTCATTCTCATCAAAAGTCCAGTGTGTCCGCTCAAGGGCGGGGGTCATGCGAGAGGGGTGTATAAACTGCTTTCCGTTGCGGGTAAGATACTCCGGGCGTCCCGTCTTGATAAGCTCCTGTGCCTGTGAATCGACCAAGTTTGCGAGCAGGGTATGCCCGGGGTCTTTGTGGGAGGGCTCCTTCAACCCCCGACGAATCGCGAGATATTCCCCCGCAAGTCGCTTAGCCCCCTCGGTGGTATCGGTGATGACCTCGACTTCCACGGGGAACGCCTCCCGCGTCTTGGTAATGTCGTTACCGTTCTTCGCATGGAAACCCAAAACCTCTTGCGGCATAGAGCGGGTGACTTCAGCGACAAAGTCCCCGATTCTACGTTCAATATGAGGACGCTCCCGAGTCTCCCGGAGGTCGTCCTCCAACTTTTTGATTTTTGGGTCCACTTCAGCGCGGGTGCGTTCACTAGCCCTGCGCTCGGTCTCTTCAACCAGCTTCATCTCCCGGGCTCGCCTACGTTCCCCAGCACCAAACTTCGGGGAGTTCTTCTCGATAAACTTCTTGAAGGCTACGTCGGTGGAAGGGTCGTAGTCTGAACCCTCTTCTTCTGCGCGCTTTTCCAAAAACTCCTTCTGTTTCCTGTAAAAGGCCGAGAGTTCTTGTGTCAGACCTTTCTTAGAAGGGTCTTTCTCTTCAAAATACTTGGCCAGCTCGTACTCCTCGCGCTCCGCATCGGTGAGATCCGTCGGGTCGGGTACGCTCGGGACAACCGGGGCTTGGACGGATTCTGGTTTGATCGCCCGTTTGACTACCTCCTCAAGTTTTGCTTCGTCAAAGAGAGGTTGCGGTGCGCGTTCAGGGGCGGGGTCGGGCTTTTTCTCGCGGACTTTGACCGCAACTTTCTTAGGAGAGGCTTCTACCTTGAGATCCGCAGGAGTCCCGGGCTTCTTCTCCTCCACAGGCTTCTTTTCCTTCTCAACAAGACCGAGAACCGAGGCCAAAAGCCCCGCCTTGACGGGGTCTTTGGTTACGGGAGCTGTTGGGGTGGTAGTGGGCGCAGCCGCTGCGGCTGGTGTTTGGGTGGGTACGGGTGTGGTATCCATAAATTAGATCGGAGGGGTCGGTGCGGCGGCGCCGGGTGCAGGTGCTGCGGCAGGTGTGGCGGCGGCGCCGGGTGCAGGTGCTGCGGCAGGTGTGGCGGCTGCTGGAGCCCCGGTAAGTTGGGCGAGCGTCTGGGCAATCTGCTGGATCATTCCTCGATCCGCCTGAATCGCCTGCGTGATCTGCTGGATGGCCGCTTCAACGCTCTTGAAATTGTCCGTAGTCGGGTCTCCCGTCTTCACCTGCTCACTCTCACCATCCTTTAATCCGAAACGGAGGTCCACACTCGCCCCGCTCAGCCGTACAACCTCGTTTAGGAAGGCATAGAGCTGTTCCTTGCCGAGGTCTTGCAGCACATTCGGGATGCTGGCTATCTGAGCCAGGAGATTAACCAAGACTTCCGCTGCCTTGGCGTTGCTGGAACGCTCGGAACCCTCTCGGGAAGTGAACGCATACTCGTATTCGAGCTGCTGTTTTGTGCCGAGGATGGTGAATCGCTTCGGATCGGTGAGGTTCGTACCGACCTGCTGGTCGTTTTCCTCGGGAACGAAGTCAAAACCTGCGGCCTTGATGGTCGCTTCGAGATACCTGTTCGCCACGGGCACCTGAATCTTGGTCGATCCACGGGCCATGAGCCCCTTGTAGACGATGCGCTTCTTGGCATCGAGGCCCTCATCCACTCCAAGCCCCATGAAATTGATGGTAGTGTTGACCGTGGTAGCGATATTCGCGTTCTCTGTGGCAGAAACTTCACGAGGTTCACTCTGAGCAGCCTCGTTTGCGCTCGCCCCAAGATTCCTCTCCGCCATAGAGATGACTTGAGCCGCAGAACGCAGGTACATCGTCACATCATTGATGGCAGAAGTCTCAGAAACGGTGATTACTTCACGGGGCCTGACCCCGATCTCAGAATACTGTGCCCCCTTATACTCAACCCAAAGAGGTTTCGTGTAAACTCCGTCACCCTGAACCTGCTCCCTCACCATCTTAAGCTGCTCGGGGTCGTTGATCTGGTCAATGTCCGCCGAAATGACCTTGATTGATGCGGCCTTCTGCGCGTGCAGGAGGTTGGTCAACATGTTTGAGAGCTGGTCTTGGTACGGTATGATGTCCGTGGCGAAAGCGTTGTTGAGCACCCTACCGTCGTGATTATTGTACTGGTAGACGACGCCGGGGGTATCTGGCAAAAACTCTCCGTAGATGACGGTTAGGCCACCAGCAACGACGAGGCGGACCCAGATCGGGCAGGGGTAGTCTCCGAGGCCGTGGTCTTTGGGGATGATGCGCTCGAAATACTCCGTCAGGAAGATCGAGCGATCCTGCATCTCCGAAGTGTAGCGCCCTGCGACCTTGTTCCGGTCGTTCTCCCCGGCGAGATCGAGTATTCCCGTGGCCTTGCCGTCGGGGAAGTTTACCGGAGAGCTGGAGAAGTACAGTTCCCAATATGCATTGTACCCATTGAGCAGCGTACTGACGTTGTAGCTGTACTCGATCTTGTCCCGGTTGAAGAAAGCAGTGTTGTCACAGAGATTTCGATACGGGAGGACGTTCCAGTACCCGATGTACTGGACCCCGGTGTCGAAGTTTAGCGAGTTCAGGGAACTGGTGTAATCCCAGAAGATACGGCTGGGGTGGGGACGGTTGAAAAGGATGCCCTCCCGGGTGACCCGGGACTCGAAAAGCTGGTTCTGCTCATTCTGAAGCTCCGCACGAAGCTCCTTCTTGGCGATGGTCAACTCCACGTCCCAGCCGCCGCTGACGAACTCGACCGAAAACGGGTAGAGCAACATTTCCCGAATCGTCTGAACGAGGTCGTGCTGGTATCCGTACTGGTCAACGATCATCTGTACCCGCTGGGAGAGCACATCAGCACGAAGTTTTGCCACCTGACTCGTGCTGCGGGGGTCGTATTTGAAAAAGGGGTAGTTGCCGCTGTAATTTGAGGTGATGGCCGCGCATCTGCGGGTGATAAGCGAACGGACCAAGTTGAAACTAACCTTGAAAAACTCAGGGATATTGAGACCGGTAATCTCATTAGTCTTGGGGTCGGTCTTTGCAATCTGGTCCCGAACCTCTTGGGGAACGTCCTTCAGCTCGTTCTTGACGTATTCGAGCTGGACCCGTCCTTGGGCATAGAGCTGGAGGGGGACCAGCATCTTCGAGATAACATTCGAGTCCCAGGCAAGGTCGCTCGCGGCGAAGAAAGAATAGTGGTTTAGGTTATGGCGAGCCCCCTCGTGTATCCGACTCTGGATACGCTTCTCCCACTTCTGTCGGATTTCAAAATTCTCCCCGTCCTGGGACGTAAAGACATCCCGGATTCTCTGGGGTGTGGAACCGTAGTGCTTTAGGATGTCGAAGTCGTGCATGTGAGTCGTGGGAAAAGGGGTTGCCCGGGCTTTTTGAGAACCGCCCGCTCAATCAGGGTCAGGTGAAGCTCGACGGGGGCGGGAAATTCCCCGAGCCTGAGCCACCGCTCGACCTCGCCAACTCTCGCTCGGATGAAGGCCCCAAGCTCGTGCTCAGTGAGTGAGAGGCCCGTGCAAAGCATCCGATACCGGGGCACCGTCCAGTGGAGATCCTCTTCAAGCGTCTTGTAATGCGCGTCAATGAGGTGCCACTTAAGGGTGTACCGAACATCTTCAAGTTTCGGTATCCGTTTCTTCCGCATCGTCCTTCTCAACTTGAACTTTCACGGGGCCGCTCTTGCCGGATTTCTTTCGGGCAACCATCATGGCTATGACGGGTGCGTCCGAGTTCACCTCGCTGGCCTCTTCGCCATCTTCGGCCTGGTCATGCTCGATCTCGTCAATGCTGCCGACAAAAGTCTGGTCGTCCTTGCTGGTGACCTTGCCACAGATCGTAATGCAATAGTCATCCCCGACATAGTATGATTCGAGGGCTGCGGCCACGTCCTCGTTGCCGGAAAGATCGAGACGAAGTTCATTCGGTGAGTTCATGGGGGTTGGTTATTACCTAGTAACACTTAAGGCAAATCAAATTTGTCTACCCGCCCACCGCCAATACTTGGGGTTTGTTGTCTGAAGCTGCCGTCTCTGCCACAACCGACCCGCCGACGTTCATATACAGAAGGGGGTAGGTGCAGGCGTCCAAGGCGTGCTTGTAGACGCTGTGCGTGTTCGGGACGAACGGGTCCTCCTTCGTGCCCGTGATGTTGAGGAGCATATCCTGGAGCTGGGTACATTTGGCCGAGACGAAGAACCTCTCTTCCGAGAGAAGGTCGATCAGGATTCGGCTCCTCGTGCTGACGCTCCCCATGGGCTTCGGACATTCAAGCATCTTGATCGGCTGCTTAATGCGGGAAAACTTCGGGAGCAGCGCCTTGCTGAATTTCTGAATCTCCAGGTGGTCGAAACTTCCGGTGCCGCTCCGGTAGCGGTCGAAGGCGCTCTTGTCCGAGATGAAGGACCACTGAAAATCGCAGCCAACCAGCTCAGACCAATACTGCATTTTCGACATGATCGAGAATGTCAGAGACTCCTGCTTCACCCGCTTGCCGACATGCACGATCTCATCGAAGGCGATCCAGATGATGCGATCCTTCGTGACCCGCTCTTGAAGAAAAACCACTCCATGATTCGTGTCGCCAATATCGAGGCCCACCACGCAACGAATGCCTGCCCGGGGGTGGAGAAACTCCTCCCGTTGAAGGTCCCCCTTCACATGAAAATCCGGCACGAAAACATCGCCAAAGATGGCGTCTCCGTCTGGGGCCTCGCACCAGACCCCCTCGATGTCCCTCTTGTACTTCGTCGGATTGTTTCTAAGGGTGACCTTCAGACGATTATAGTACGCCTCTACCTTTGGGTCTGGATTATCCTCTTTGCGAATCTCAATGACTCGGAAGGCTGGGTCGTTTTTTCCCTCAACAAACCAGGCTTGGTAAACCCAATGTTTCGGACTATCTGGGTTACAAGTAGCCATGAG